TTGACCCTTCATGTAGGTGTCCACAAAAGTGCTCACATAATTCTTGGTGTCAGGCTGACTCAAAAACTTTTTAATGCCCACACCTGTTTGAATGTCTTTGGTAAATTGTAATTTTGTGGCTGGTTTCACATTTTCTGCAGTGGCCAATGCTCTCAGTGCTCGTGCCTGCTGTGCAGTGATGGGGTGTTTTTCACCATCATCTGTGGTCACGTGTGTGATGGGATTGGGATTGCCTCTGCTGTCCAACACTTTGCCCAACTGATTGAACATGGTGTCCTGTTTGAATTCTTTGTCCAGCCCTGCATTGGGATCATCTGCTGGATCCATGATGCTGATCTTTTTGGGCATGAAATCTGTTGCTTTTACCATACTATCTATTTAGTGCAAAATTCACTTTTGAGAACCCTGCTCTGTTCACCAATTTGATTGGGCCTTGAGCTGTTTGTATCACATAGCCCTCACCACCTGGTTGATCGTTGATGCTGGCAGTCACATCCGAACCTTGATTGTCCAATTGTGCAATCACTGAATCTTTGGCTGCTTGAATGCCTGCAAACACTTTCCACAGTGCATTGAATCCCACCACATTCTGTTTCACGTAATCCACAATTTTGCCCTGTTTGTTGCGACTCACAGCACTGGTGGTTGTGAGCCATTTTACAAAATCTCTGCCCAAGTCTTTCATGCCAGTGAGCACTTTGCTGTTCACATAGGTGTACAGTATGTTGGCAAAATCTGACACTTTCATTGCAGTCAACTTGTTGCGATCCAACACTGTGTCAATGTCTCGGGCATGTTGTGTCAGCATGGATTTTACCTGAGCCAACTGAGTGGTATCCAACTGCACAGGATTGCTCACAGTGACTGGTGGCACCACCAGCAGTTTGCTGCCTTTGAATTCTAAATCATCTGGCACAGGCTGTTCAGTGCCCTGCTCATTGATCATGCTGTGAATCACCACACCCACAGAACTTTTGGCAATTTTTTTGCCCAACACACTGTCTGGTGTGACACTGTAGGTGACCACATTGGGTTTGAACTGGTATCTGCCATCTTTTAATTCAGGCTGTTGAAAATACAATATGTCTGCTCGGTAATACCCCGCCAAGTTTTCTGGAGTGGCAGATTCAATGATGGGAAACACTGATTTCATTTTGTCAGCAAAAACTTTATAGTCCGCTGCCTTGCTGACATCTTTGGCACGACCTTGTATCATGGCACCCAAATCATCTGCATTGGTGGTTCTACCATCATAGCCTTTGGCCACAAATCCTGCTTTGTCTGTGAATATAAATTCTCCATTGGGATTTCTTCCAAAGATCACTCCCACTGCACCATCCCATTTGATTGTGACACTTTTTAAATTTTTATTAATATTACTGAGTGCGTCCAATGCTTGACTGGCTCCTTGACTGCCATTCCACAGCACAAAATCTTCCAGGTGATGTATTCTGGCATCTTCCAGCAATATGTCACAACGTCCTGTGATTGTTTTGAATTCTACTAATTTCATCTGCCCACCACATTCATCATGTTTCTAAACCACACATTAGAACCTTCCACTGTGTGCTCAGGCAATCGTTTGCCTGCTTTGGCAAATGACTCCACAGCATCTGCTATTAATTTTTCATAGTCAGAACGGCCACGAATAATTTTGTGGATACTCTCCACACTGTTTAAATCTTTGGCTGTGTGATCCACACCCAACAACAGTTGAGCAATTCTGTCTGGATCTTTGCTCACTGGTTGATTGCTTTCGCGATTGAGCAATCCATAGTTGTGACTCCAACGATATCCCAATGCTTTGGCAATGCTGGCCAGCAATATGTGACGATCAACACCTTTGTAATCACTGCCCACTGTGCCACCTTGCAGACTGAACTTTTGCCATGTGGGATCTCCAAACATAAAATCTGTTTGAACATATCCTTTTTTTGAATCACCTTGAATGGGAGTTTTGAAGTGTACAGAGATACCACTTTTGCGCACCCACTGTTTGGGATCTTGCTGTTGTGATTGTGCCCACTGAGATAATTTTGCTACCAATTCGTCTTTGCTGATTTTGCTTTCATCCACACCCAGATCCATATCACCGCTGGTGGGAGCCTTGCCTGTGGTGCCCAACATGGCATCCTGCAAAGATAATCCTGTGATGCCTTCCAACCATTTCACTGTGGGAGCCACATCTGCTTGATTGATTCTACCTGTGAGCAATTCTCCTTCAGCACCTTTGAAGATATTGCCACCTTCTTTGAGTTGCATTATTCGCTCTCGCCTTCTTGAATTTTTTTAATACCTGTTTTGAATTTTTTACTGTCACCATTGCGTATGGAATTGATAAAACGTCGCTCCAACTCTTGGGCAGTTTCAGGATCATACTTCTCATTGATCACTGCCAACAGATTGATGGCACTTTCTATGATGTTGCTGCCTTTGGCTTCCACGATGTGATCCAGGTCTTTGGCTCTGTAAACTGTGTTCAGTTCCTGTAAAATGGATCTAGTTTGTTTTTTCATATGATGCTTTCAAGGTATTTACCGTCAAATGTTACCAAAAACACCATGTGTTTAATTATAGCACTGTGCTGGGCGGTTGTCAAGTGATTAACTGCGTGTATTATTGGGGGTTATTGCTGTGGATATTCTTTGTTTTGAACTTTTTTGGCAATGTGAGCCACATAATTGGCCATGCCATGATCACTGAAATTCTTGAATGACAATTTCTTCAACCCACGCCATATGCCACGCCATTTGTCCTTGAATCTTTGCCAGTAGGTAAACTCTCTCACATTGCCAAAAGTGTTGATGTATCTGATTTTGCCGTGATGCACATAGCCCATCACAGTCAATGGCACACGTGTGACCACGTCTGCATTGTTGACCCAGCGCCAGTGTGGCACATGTAGATTGTTCACAAACCCTCTCCAACCTGCTCGGGGCGAACCATAAGTGAATATGGCACCCACAGTGATCTGTGGAGCCAAATAAAAACATCTTGCAGCACAAAGTGTGGTCATGGCAGCACCCAGACTGTGTCCAGTGAACCATGTGATTTTTTCTGATGTTTCAATCTGCTTTTTTAATCCTTCCCAGATCTTGTCTGCTTCCAATTTGAATCCTTTGTGTACCCTGCCCATGGTGCGGCTTTTCACAGGCAACGCTCTGAGATCTGCTGCTAGGTCATTGAATTCTGTGGGTTCAGTGCCTCTGCAGGCCACCACTAGATCTGTGGCAGTTTCAAAAGTGTAACCCTGAGCACCTTTGTGATCAAAGAAATGCACTTCTGTGAATCCTATTTCTTTTGCCTGTGCTGTGGCTTTTTTTTCGTCATTGTAGGCAATCATGCTGAGCTCAGCAAACAGTAGGCTCTGTTCCCATTCATTGAGACTGAGTATCTGACGCTGTTTGATATCACTAATCATATGTGTTATTTATGAATTTGGTGATATTTTATGGATTTTGGTAGAATTGATATGCGTTTGCAGCAAAAGATTGTTGCATTGCAGCAAAAAAGAGGTTGACTTTGATAAATAACACTGTTATATTATTGAAGTTACAATGGTGTAACACAGACACAAACACACACAAAAGGAGAACAACATGTCTACAACAACAAGAAACGGCTACGAAATCCGTGCCGACCTATTAGGACTTGCGAAATCAATCGCCGAGTTCAACTACACAATCAAACAACAAGAGTATGAGTACAGCCTAAGAAAAGAAGGCGATCAAGTGGTGGCCGAATTCAAAGCCCCTACCATTGCCGCTGAAGACATCATCCACACAGCTCAAAAGTTCAATGAGTTTGTGACCAATGGTCAATCTTATGCAGAAAACACTCAGGTGTTGATGGAAGGTATGAAAAAGTTCAATGCAAAAGTGCAAGAATCTTTCAAACCAGAAGCCATCCTTAACAATGTGAAAGAATTTCAATCTAATGTAGAGAAATTCACCAAAGCATTTGTTAATGGTGTTGAGAAGAAGTAGTTTTTAATTTACAAAACTAATCATAACGGTTGTGGCAGACATCAGCAGTGTCTTTTGTCTGCCGTGACCCATATAATAAAAGTAAAATATGTTACCTTATAACATTTGTGAAAATCGTTGGTTGAGCAACAGCAACAAAAAAAAGATCAAATCACACTGGCTGGAATATGAACCAGTGTATGCAGTGCTGGCAGGCATCTGCGGAGTTGCACTTTTTGCGTTGGCCGTGGTGACTGCAATCTCCAGTTTTTTACCCTAGTCTAATATTTTTAGTGCAGAGTGGAATCTGCTTTGGGTGGGTTCACACCTGTGTGGCCCGTGAGGCTGTCTATTCTGGCTCGAAAATATTCTTGTACTATACGATACTTCAATATCTTGGTCTGATTTTCTTCTGTCAGCCCTTCACCATCCAATTCATCTATGGCCATTTGTAGATGGTCAATCTCTTCCTGAAACAGTTCTTCCAACGTGAGTTGTTCGTATAAATGACTGTCATCCATCAAATTATTTATGGAGTCACTCATTATTTGCGGGGGGACTTTTGTTTATTGGGAGCATACACATAGTTTGCCCAATCTGTGAACACAGTGATCAAATATTTTTTAATTTTTTTAAACATGTTTAGTCTTTGTATTTAGTGAACCCTGTGATGAGCCCTTTGATCAATGTGTCTATCATCACTTGATTGTGATTGGGAGTGGGTGCTATTCTCAATCTTTCAGAGCCTTCAGGCACTGTGGGATAATTGATGGGTTGAATATATGTGTCATGCTCATACAACAGATGATCACTTATTTTTTTACATTTTTTTGGATCTCTCACCATCACCGGCACAATGTGTGTTTGATTCTCCAATATTTCTATGTGGGCTGCTCTCAGTGCCTGTTTGGTCTGATACACCATGCTTTGATGTTTTTCTCTCAATACCTGACCTGTTTCATCTCGTAAGAATTTAATACTGGCAGTGGCACCTGCACACACCACTGGTGGCAGCGAAGTGGTAAAAATAAATCCTGAACTCACTGATCTCACAGCATCAATCAATTCTGCAGCCGAAGCAATGTATCCACCATGACAGCCAAACGCTTTGCCCAAGGTGCCATTGATGATGTCCACTTTGGATTCTAGCCCCAACTGTTGCACCATGCCTCCACCTTGCTCGCCGTACAAACCCACACCATGCACTTCATCTATGTAAGTTATGGCGTGGTATTTGTCGGCAAGTTCGCAAATTTCAGAAATCAAACTTACGCTCCCATCCATGCTATACACGGATTCAAAGACAATGCAGGGAGTGCCTTTGACGGCCATCAGATTGCTTTCTAGATCCTTCATATCATTATGTCGGAATACATGCTTCACAGCACCACTGTGTCTCATACCTTGAATGAGACTGGCGTGATTTTTATCATCACTTACGTATTCAACATCCGGAATGATTTTTTTCAAAGCGATCAACGTCCATTCATTTGCGACGTAGGCAGACGTGTACAATAATGCAGCTGGTTTGCGGTGCAACACAGCCAACTCTTGCTCCAATGCCACGTGATAATGTGAGGTACCTGAAATGTTTCGAGTACCACCAGAACCTGCTCCCACATGATCCAATGCTGTACGCATGGCATCCAACACAACCTTGTGTTGGCCCATGCCAAGATAATCATTGGAACACCAATTGACCACTTTTTTGATGTTGTATTTGGAATGCCATATGGAGGTGGGAAAACTGCCCCTTTCTCTCTGTATGTCATTGAACACACGATAGTTGCCGGACTCTTTCAGTTGATCCGTGACCTGTGTGAATTTGTCAATTGGCAGCATGATTGTATTTATGGTGGTGTCTAATTGAAGAATTTATCTATGGTTTGCTGACTGACCTGATCCACTGACAGTTGCCATTGACGGGCCCACTTGGGTTCTTGAATCATTTCTTTTTTGGCATTGTCCAGTATCATCCAATATTTGCGTTTGATCTCCATCTCCAACTGATCAGGGGTCCACAGTGATACGCCACAGATCATTCTCCAAAATTTTGGTCTGTCTCCCAGATAAAATTTATCCAGCATGATGTGATCAGATGTGATGGCATATCCGTTGCCCAACATGAGGGTGTTGTTGCTCTTCCATTCATCTGAGTGCAACAGCATCACATGATCATGATTCACAGGTCCTCCCATGAACAACTTGTCTCTGCGAAACTCTGTGGTCTTGAATCCTTTGATACGAAACACTTCATTCACTGTGGTGATGTTGGGTTTGTTCAATATCACTCCGGCCACGTGATTGATGCTTTCTTCATAGATCATTATCACAGATTTGTCAAATGTGGCATCAGTGCCCATCACAGGTGTGCTGACCAATATTTTATTGAGAAATCTTATCATCTACTGTACAAGGGCAAAGGTCCTCCGTAGGGTTTTCCTTTGATGATCTTGTCCTTGACCTTGATTCGTTTGCGACCTATCTTGAAACTTTTTTTGCCTTCTCTGCGTCTCAGACCTTGACTCTTGCAGGATGCCAATTGACTGGCTCCCAGTTCTGAATTGCTTTTGCGGCTGCGACACAGTGACTTGCTGGCTGCCACTTCTTGTGTGATGTCTATGCCAATTTCTTGCAGTTTCATAAAAATATTTAGCGATATTTGTCAGCAGGCACACTACTTACAGTGGGTGCATCTGGCAACAATCTAAATGTGAGCACTTTACGACTGCCGCGTGTGGTGCCTATGCTGATGTCGCCACTGCTGTGCTGTTCAATTTTAGTGATGGTGGCCACATGACTGCCCAACTGTATTCGCTGGCCTATCACAAGGTCTATGCTGATTTGTCTAAGATTCATTGGAGGATCTCCAAATGTGTTGTTGATATAGTATTTAAGCAAACTAATATAATAAGTGTATTTTGATAAATATTACAAATATTACAGAAAAACAACATGGCCACCATATATTACATAGGATTGACTTCCAAAAAAGATTCAGTCACCATCAATCTCACTAATACCATTGGTGATTTGATTGTGGCCATAGCAGCTGATGAAGGATTGCCCACACAGTATTATTCCGTGTCTTTGGAAGGATCACCTGACAAGAGTGACCGTTATTATGATGACAGCACCACCACACTCACAGCACTGGGAGTTGTG